CTTAGCCCCCCTTCGAAATCCGAGCCCGCGATCTCTTTTAGTATGATTTTCGAGCCGTCGCTAGCGGTTTTTAGTATTTTGTTTATGCCGTTAGCCGTTAAAAGCGTGTATTGTTTCATTCATCGTCCTTTTTATCTTGAAAATATTTTCATGCCGTTTATCGGCGCGCTTATGATCTCGTTTATTTGCGTAGTAGCTCTTACTTTAAAGCTTGCTCTTTGGCCTATATTTGAAACGGTATATGGATCGACGCTTATGCTTTCGCCGCTCAACGCGCAAGAATATGCTTTTGCGATTGCTTTTGCGCTTATGCTTATACTTGCGCCGTCGTATACGCTGCGCACGTTTTTATATTTGTTTATTAGTTCGTCCGATCTTTTTAAAATTTGCGGACTTAGGCCGTTTTTGCTCGCGTCAAGCTCTAGTTTGAAGTGATAAGGTAGTCCTGAATAATCAAACCACTCTTTAACCCGCACGTCCGAATATAGCGCCTTTAGCGCTTTATTTAGGCTGTAAAAAGTGCCCGAGTAGTAATGTATCTCAAAAGCGTTTTTTATAAGCTCTCTAGCCTCGCTTTGGCTAAGACCGTCTATATCCACGTCAAAGCTAGCCGCAAGGATAGGTAGTAAGCTCTCCGGACAAGAACTCGCAAGCGTGTTGATAGTGCCGAGATCCAGCCCCTCAAGCCTTAGCCCGATAAACTCGTCTATTTTTTTATCGAATTTGCTTTTATGATTTGGAAGTAAGCTCATAGCTCGGCCTTTTTGTAGCTTATCTCATAGCTTAAATTTACAAACTCTTTTACGCTTATCTTTTTATCGTTAAGCGGTTCTTTAAGACTTACTCTATAAACGCCGTTGGCGTGTAGATTTTTATAGACGTAGCTTAAATTTAGATCCTCTCCAAGACTAAGGCTAGTCGGCAGAGCTGATATAGCTTTAGCTATTTCGTCTTGAAAGAGCATATCCGTTAGCTCGAGAGTAGCTACTACCTTTACGTCTATCTTTGTAGCATTTAACACACTTAGATTATCGGTTAGCGGACGCACCTTTTCGGCGCTCAAAAAATTCTCCACGTCTTTGCGCGTTTCTTCACTCATGTCGGTAGTTTTTAGATAAATTTGCACCACTCCGGCGCCGCCGTTTAAAACGCTACACTCCAGCACCTTTGCGTTTGCGCTTAGCGTCTGATAGGTATAGGCCTTAGCGCTTCCGGCGGTCGAAAACCTCTCCAAGGATAGCACCGCACGCTCTCTTAACCTATCGTCGCTCTCAAGCTCGGCTCCGCCTTCAAATTCGCTCAGCTGCTTTGCTTTTAGCACGAAAGGAAGCGGCGTTTGGATATATTCGCATTTTTCTTTACCGGTTTTTACAAACTCGTCCAAGACGATCGTCCCGACGGCCTTTAATTCGTTTGCTCTTATTATCGTCTCGCTTTTTAAGGTCGCTTGCTTGCCTTTTTCGCTACGCAAGATAAGCCCCTTTGGCAAATATGTATCGCTACTTCTTGGCATAGAGAGCGTAAATTCACTCTGCGCGGTTGGCTTCTCTCCTTTTAGCCGCTCTATGCCGTATATCGCTACGATATTATCAAGATCGCTTCCGCTTGAAAAAGGCAGCAGCATGGCTTTTACCGAGCTGTTTATGCGAGCGCGCAAAAGCAGCTCGCGGTAAGCCAGCGTCTCAAGCAGGGCCGAATAGTTATCGCTCTCCAAAAGCGAAATTTCTTTATCCGTCAAATAGCTTTTAAAAAGCTCTTTAACGCCCTTTAAAAGCTCGTCGTAGTTAAGCTCTTCGATCACGCCCGGATACGGTAAATTTTTTAAAAAGCTCATAGCTCTATCCCTATCTCGTCGCCGCTAATTAGAACGATCTTAAAATTTAGCCTATGGTCTTTTAGGCTTATTAGCTTTACCTCGTCTATCTTCACTCTTTTTTCCCATCTTTCTACGGCTTCTATGACGTAGCAGGCAAGATCGGCTCTAAACTCGTCGTCTACCTTGCGGTCTATTAGCTCGAACAAACGGCTGCCGTATCCCGGCAACATAACCCGCGAGCCAAGAGGCGTGAGTAGGATGTCTTTTATGCTTTCTTTTATATCCGCTAGATACTTTGCCATTAGTCCCTCGCCGCTCCGTTGTTGGTATGGTTGGTTAGATCGCCTCTGCCGTCTCTTACGCTGCCGCCGAAACTTGCGTCGCCTCCCGTCGTTATAGACCCGGTTATTCTTACGTCCCCGTTTATCTCAAAGCTTCCGCTTGCGCCGCCGTCGCCGGCCGTGCTTATAGCACCCTCTATGAACGTGTCGCCTAGTAGCTTGATATTTGGGCTTTTTATGGTAGTGTCGTTTGCCGTTACGGCTACGTTTTTAGCGTTCAAATTTGCGTTTTCGCAGGTTATATTTATAGATTTCGGACTTTTGATTTCAAGCGTCGAGCTAGCCGTATCGTAGCTCATGCTTACGCCGTCTTCAAAGCTTACGCGCACCTTTTTATCCGTCGGCTCCTCTTTGTGCGCGCTTTGGTAGAGTCCGCGAAGTATGACGCCGCTGTTTAGGTTGCCTCTTACCGGCAAGACCAGCACCTGCTCGCCCGCTCTGATAGGGGAGAAGCTAACCGCAAACGAGTTAGCGCATGCTTGAAATACCGGCAAAAAATCTGTAACCATTGAGCCTACGGCTACTCTTGCCTTATCGCCGCGAACCTCGCTAATCGTTGCGATTTCTATAAAATATTCCCTACTCATCGCCGATATGCTCGCTAAATTTATTATTTTTAATAGGCCGCCTTCGTCTCACGTTTTGTTTTATCTCTTTTACGTCGTCGTGAATTTCGTTTAGTTTTTGGCGGTTTGCGCCGTTTTCGGTGCGTAGCGTTTCTACCAGTTCTCTGGTGGCGGCCGTGTTGTTATTTATAGCTTCGTTGCTTCTTACGGAAATATCCACCAAAATTTCGGCGTTTTTGTTCGCGGTTTTGTTTAGTAGCCAAAAGATCACTACAAATACTATAAAGCCGAAAATCACCATAAAGACCAAAAACTCATTCGTCCCCCAAGCTCCGGCGGAGTTGATAAGTCCCGTAGTTTCTTTAATCTCGTCGCTAAAATTTAGGCTATTTTCCATTTTATTCCTTTATCCCCAGGCATTGTTTCAGTTTTTTTTCGCAATCACGGTAATAAACAGCAATCTTCTTGTCCGTCTCAAACGTGCCATCATTTTTGGGCTTTAGCGGCATTTTGGCATTGCACCTTACGGGTACGTATTTTTCTTTATAGATTATGTGCGGCTCGCTTATTTGGGGTTTGGCCGCACAACCCGCAAATATCAAAGCAAATAGACAAAAAATCCAAATCCTAATCACGAAATAGCTCCTTATATGCAGCTAGTTCGGCCTCGCAGCTTTTATCTTTGACGTAGATCTTCTTTATCCTCTCGGCCTCTTTGGGCGGGGTATCGTCGATCTCTACCGCGGCGGCCTTTATAGCTTCGTTTTGCAAAGAAAGAGATACGTTGCAGGCGTTTAGATTGTTTTTGACCGTAGCGTAGTCCTTGGTCAGTTTCTCGTTTTTCTCTTTTACGCTTTCAAGGTCTTTAAGCAAGACGGAATTTACGCTTTGGAGTTTTGAATTTTCCAAAAACAAATTTACGCAAGCAAAACCCAAAAGCGTAGCCAAGGCAAAACCTACAATCGGTAGTTTAGTTATCAAGTAACCCACTTAGCACCTTCTTTGCCCGGTTCGGCGTTTGTTTCGCCCAAAGAGAATTCATGCCGCTTTGATAGGCGGCTCTATATTCGCCCACTCTTATATGGTGCATCGTAGTTACGAATTTCTTCACCTTTGAAACGCCTAACTGATAGGCCATTTCTATCACCACTTCTTGGACGTTTTTCGGTTTTTCCTTTAGCCAATCAAACGTCGCAAAGACTGCAGCAGTAAGTTTTTCAAGCTTGAGCTCTAAAATTTTATCGGCCGTCTCTTTGCTCATGGGTTCGTATTTGCCGCCGTTTAGCGCTAGCTCGTCGGCCGTAAGCGCGGCAAGCAAAAAGCCGTAGCCCACGGTTAGTCTTCCTAGGCTATCCTCGTACCTATGATCTTTAAGGCCCTCGTTTTCTTTGATTTTTTCTATTAAGGTCATGGCGTCCTCCAAACTTTTGCCGCAATATTACGCCATGCCCGCCTCAGAAATCTATCACGATTTTTTGTTAAAAAACTTTGTCAAAGTCCCGTAATAGATTTTCGGTACAAAACAGCCCATAATTCGCACAAAAATAATCAAAGGCGCTAAATGCTAGAAGAATTTGAAAAAGAACTGATAAACACGATTAAAGAAGCGGCCGAACCCAAAAACTCGGTAACTAGAGCGTACCTGGGCGAGTTTAACAGTAAAGAAGAGATGGAGCTGCTGATAAAAGGCGGCGAGAGCTTCGTATTCGTAGAGTTCGTGGATGAAAAATACGAAAACGTAGTAGAACGAAGCGCGACGTATAATATCCATATACTAGCCTGCACTTCAAACAAAAATCAAAACTACCGACAAGCCAATAAATTTAAAGCCTACGCTCTATGCGAGGCAATAGATGAAAGGCTAAGAAACTCGAATTTATGTAACGAGTTTAGGATAGAGCCCCAAAGCGCTAAGGCGTCGCTAAACGATATTACCGACTACGGCTACGTTTACGTGCTCACCAGGCAGATACGAACGCAATTTTTAGAAAAGGACGAATTCTTATGCTCATAACCAAAGACTTAATCGCGTTAAAGGACGAGAAAGAAGAAGTTTTAAGCGAAATTTGCCTGGCCGTAACCGGCGTTTGGCAAGGACACGCCGGAGGAACGTTTGGTATAGACGCCGCCGATATCGAAAAGATGAAACTAAATTTCGACAAGCGCAGCCTAGACATAGTGATCGACTACGAGCACCAAACTTTAAGCGGGGAGATAGCGCCCGCGGCGGGCTGGATAAAAGAGCTTTTTATAAAAGACGGCGCGCTTTACGGGCGCGTAAGTTGGACAGCCAAAGCAAAAGAATTTATCAAAAACGGCGAATATAAATATCTTAGCCCGGTTTACGACTTTATGGGCGTAGACGAAAAAACCGGAGCTTGGCAGGGCTGCACGTTGCACTCCGCGGCGCTAACGAATAAGCCGTTTTTAGACGAACTCGGAGAAGTAAGAGCGAATAAAAATTTCACAAAGGAGACGAACATGGATGATGCGAAAAATCCAAAAGGCGAGCCGCAGGCTCAGGCTGCTACGCAAAACGGCGCGAACTATGAGACTCAGATAGTCGAGCTTAAAAATCAGCTTGACGCCTCTAAACAAGAGGTTGCTGCGCTAAAAGAGCAACTAGCTCAAAGCGCGGTAGACACGGCTATTGTCGCAAACAGGCTTCAAGAAAGCCAAAAGCAGTGGGCGCTTAGCTACGCAAAGGCCGATTTAAACGGCTTTAATGAGTTTTTAAAAGGCGTTATGCCACCGCAACAAAAAACGAGCATACCGAGTAACGATATGTTTGCCAACAAAAGCCAATCGGACGCAGAAATAGACGTCGTTAAATTTGCATTAGGAGGAGAATAAAATGTCTAACGAACAAAAAAAGCCAAAGACCATCGGAGACGTGGTCGTAAACAAGGTGCTCGGCGTTAACGCCAAAGTAGAGACCACTAAGGCCCTAGAGTGCGGAGCCGTGCTGTTTAGTATTAACGGCGGCGAGAGTTTTGCGGCCGTAACTAGCGACAACCAAACTACGACCATCGCAAACGCCCAAGCAGTATTTGGCGTGCTATGCGACAACGTAGAGGCCACCAAAGAAGCCGACGTGCTTGTGCTTGGCGAGGTAATGCTGGAAGGCGCCGCCGCGGAGCTAAAAACCGCACTATTCAAACAAAAAATTATAGTGAGATAAGGAGATAAAAATGGATGAACTTTTAAAAAAATTTACGGTCGAGGCAATGACTGAGATCATAAATCAGACTAAGGCCGATCAAAGTTTCATAACGGATACGTTTTTCAAAAAATGGACTCCGACGCTTTCCAATACCCATAACATTATCATCGAAAAAGGCGCGGGCGTAATCCTTGAAAGCGTTAGCGAAAACGGAGAGCACTTGGTGACGAAAAATCCCGACCAAACTATCATCTCCGTACCGCTTCCTCGCTTCCCGCAGTACGATACCCTTCCGGCTAGCGAGATGAATTTGCTAAGAACGCTCAATACTCAAAGCGAGCAGCTTAAATCATTGTCTGCGGCTATCGGCAAAAAACTAGCTAGCCAAAAGAGCAATATCGCCAACACCGTAGAGTATATGGCCATAGGCGCTATTTTCGGTAAGGTAATGGACGGCAAAGGGAAGGTGTTGTTTGAGCTTAGCGCAAATAGAAAAGAGATAACTATCACGAATGCGACTAAGTTATTGGATTTGCTAAGCGATATCGAGGCCGCTCAAAAAGAGGTATTAGGCGTTGCAAAGCCGTATATCGCGCTAGTAACTAGAGAGCTTTTTGGCGAGCTGCTTAAACTGGCCGAAGCCCAGGAGCTTCTAAAGCTAAAATCCTGCGAAGTCGTCGACAGTAACGGCGTTTTAACGCTTAAACTTTTCGGCAAGACCTTTATGCCTTACGATGCCTCGTACAAAAACACGAAAGGCAAAGATACGAGCTACATGAGCGGCAAAAAAGGCGTAGTAGTGCCTTTGATGGACGACATCTTTGAGGTGGTTTATACGAGAGCAAACCATACGTCTGCCATCGGAAAGGCTCCGACGAAATTCTTCGCTGCGGCTCCCGAGGTGCTCGACAAAGGTATGGGTTGGGGCATTGTTAGCGAAAGCAGACCGCTTCCGATCTGCAATAGGCTTGACGCGATCATCGAGCTAAAAATGTAACAAATCAATTTAAAAGGGCTTCACGCCCTTTTAAATCAAAAACGACTAAAACTACGAGAAAAATATTTTAAACGTTTTAACGCGCTTTTAACGCTCGCTAAAAGCCAATAACGAATACGGTCAAAAGGTTTAAAATATTTGGAGATAAAATAATGGTTTTAACAAACGAGGATCTGCTAAAAGAAGTTTCTACTAGAGAGCTGCAAGAGCTCAGCGACTTTGAAGGAAGCGGCGCCGTTAATCAAAGCGTCATAGACGATAGCGTAAACGATGCCTTGGCTTATATCTCCTCTTTCATCAAACTTCCGCAAAACCCTACGCCGCTATTAAAAGACATCGGCGTAAATTTGACTATTATCGAGCTCAAAAAGCGCAACAACTTCCCCAAAGAGGCGCTGAATGAGCAGATAGAAAAGATGGACGCTCTGCTTTTGAAGATGGCTAGCAAGAAGCTTCCGAGCCAAATAGAAGACGATAGTGCGCCCAGGCTCGGCATAAGAGCGTTTAGGCACAGCGAGAAAAAAATGGACTTAAAGGATTTAAATGGCTGAGAAACCAAATATAAAAGAGCTTGCTAAGGAGCTTTATCTAAAAGGCTTCAGCCTTGAGCGCATAGCCGAAATTTTAAACAAAACCGTAAAAACCATAAAAAACTACAAATCTCAAAACGGCGACTGGGACGAGCTTAAAACCGCAAGCTATCTAAATAAAAGCGGCGAAGATAAACAGAACATCTATCAAAATTTTATCGAAGAGATGCGCCTAGCCGTAAAAGATATAAGAGAGAGCGAACTGCCCGCGGGCAAAAAGGCCGAGGCGCTTTCAAAGATAGGCGATAGCTTCGTTAAGATGACCAAAGTTGCAAGCTACGAAAATCCGGCAGCATACCGCTTAAGCATCGCCAAAAAGGTCATTATGCTGGTAGTCGATAAATTTAAAGACGACGAGAACAAAGAGTGTATCAAAAAACTCGTAGAACTCATCGAGAGCGAGAAATTCGTCAAAGCTATCGAAGAGCTCGACGTTTAGGACGACGCATGCTTTTTTCAAGAGATGAGTTAGATAGCTTCCTAGAAGACAGTAGAGAAACGCACAAGCAAGCCGGCGCCGTAGAACCCGAGCTTAGCAAGCTCACGCGCAAAGACTTTTACGGCTGGCTGGAGGAGCTTAGCGGCGAGCTAAAAGAGCAGATACATCTAAATAGCCCCCTGTCCCCCAAAGATAGATCCGCAAGAGTAAAACGCGCCGAGCGCGATTTTATGTTTTTTGCAAGGACTTATTTCCCGCACTATTTTAGCATTAGCAGCTCTTGCGCGCTTCACGAGGACCTAGCGCAGATTTTTGAAGCCATGACGCAAAACGCAAGCGGAGACAAATACGCCCGCGCCGCGCCGCGCGGTCATGCAAAGACCACGTACTGTTCGCAGCTTCTTCCGCTTTGGTGTATTTGCTTCAGCAAGAAGCGCTTCATCGTCGAAATTTCAGACGCCGTGGAGCTAGTCGAGGGGTGCTTGGAGGCGATAAAAGCCGAGCTTGAGGATAATGCAAATTTAAAAATGGACTTTCCGCACGTTTGCGGCGCAAGCAAAAATTGGAAGATAGGCGAGTTCGTATCCAAAAACGGAGTCAAGCTTAAGGCGTTTGGCTCGGGTAAAAGACTGCGCGGCGTAAAATTCGGCGTATACCGCCCCGATCTAGTAGTCCTAGACGACCTGGAAAACGACACCAATGTGCGCAGTAAAGAGCAGCGCGACAAGCTCGAGGAGTGGCTAGACGAAGCGGTTTTAAATTTGGGCAGCGTAGACGGTAGCCTAGACGTTCTTTATATAGGCACCGTACTTCACGCAGATAGCGTTTTAGCTAGGAAGCTCAAGCTTAAATTTTGGAATGCCAAGAAATATCAAAGCATCATAAATTTCCCAAAGCGAATGGATCTGTGGGAGAGATGGGCAGAGCTTTATAAAAATATATCCAAAGAGGCTAGCGAAACGTTTTATCTAAAAAACAAAGTCCTTATGGATGAGGGCTCTCGAGTGCTTTGGGACGATGCGCTACCGATCCTAAAGCTCATGCAAAAGCGCGCCGAAAACTTGAAATCTTTTAACAAAGAGCAGCAAAACGATCCGCGTAGCGAGACTCAAATTTTCACTAAAGAGAGTATGCATTTTTACCGCGAGCTTCCGAGGTGCGATTACTTCGTGATGTATATCGACCCTGCAGGCGAAAAGAAAAAGAGCGATTATACGGCTATAACGGTGTTAGGAGTGAGCAAGGCAGAAGCCAAGATTTACGTAGCAGAAAGCATAGTAGAGGTCATGAAGACCAAAAAGACCATCAAAGAGATCATTAGGCTTAATCAGCTCTATAAATGCCGCGTTTGCGCGATAGAGAGCAACGGCGGGCAGGAGTTTTTTAGGGGCTGGATTAGAGAAAAGGCCTTTGAGATAGGCGTTAAACTACCTTTAAAAGGCGTGAATAATACCGCAAGCAAAGGGCAAAGAATAGAGGAGCTTGAAGTGCCTATAGAAGACGGCGAAATACTCTTTCATCAAAGCCAAAGCCTGCTCATCGAACAGCTTACGGAGTATCCAGAAGCCAAGCACGACGACGCGCCCGACAGCTTGGCGGGCGCATACGACCTAACGAAGCTAAAAAAGAAAGTAAAAAGGCGCACTAGATGATATTTGACAAATTATTTAAGAATAAATCCGAGCAGCCGCAGCGCAAGAAAGCGGCTCTCATCCCCCAAAACGGTACCCTGATAGATCTGCTGATAAATACGGGAGTTTCCAGTATTGGCGACGACGATATGGATATGATACTAGCCGATCTTACCGTTACGCAGTGCGACGTGAGCCGCAAGTCCGTGACCGAGAAAAAAGAGATCCAAATAGTTTGCGACGATGAAAAAATTAAGGACGAATTTAAAAAGATTTTTAACCCCGACGTCGTCAGCCAAATTTTAGAGACCTATCTTTACGGGCTAAACGTATTCGAGGTTAACTACAAAGAAAAAGAAGGGCTTGTATACCCAAGACTCGTGCAGCGCGATTTTAGGCAATTTAAATTTAACGACGTGAGCGAGTTCGTGTTTAACGCCGGCGGAAGCGAGCAGAGTATCCCGCCTTTAAAAGTTATATATGCATTAAACAGGGCGAATTTTAGAAAAGTATACGGAGACGGGCTACTTAAAAAGCTGTATTTCCCCGTCAAAATGAAAAACGCCAGCTTGAAGTTTTGGTTTAGGTTTTTAGAAAAATTCGGATCACCCTGGGCGATAGCAAAAACTGGCTACGAGCCCGACGAAATGGCTGCGGAAGTGCAAGCTATGCTTAGCGGCGATAGCGCGGTCATAGACACGGACGAGGAGATCACCCTCGTGCAGCCTACCTCAAACGTAGATTTTACGAGACTTCCTGCCTACCTCGACAATCAAATCAGCAAGGCTATTTTAGGCGCAAATTTGACTAGCGACGTAAAAGAGGGAAGCTATGCCGCAGCGAAGACGCATAACGAGATTAGAGAGGATCTGGCCGCAAACGACGGCAAAATTTTAGTCTTCGTCATGAACAAGGCCATAAGCTTTTTTAAGGAGATCAACGGCTATAACGGCGAGCTTTACGCCAAACTATTCGACGAAGACGCTCCTAATACCGAGCGCGCCGCAAGAGACAAGACGCTATACGATATGGGCTTCACGCCTACAAAAAAATACATAACCTCTGCATATAATATCGAGCTGGATGATAACGAGCAAGCGCAAGAAAAAGACCGAAATTTAAAGGCTAATAAAGCGAATTTAACGGCTTTAAAAGGCTCTTTAAAGGCTCTAGATAGATTTGATAAAGCTACGGACGAGATGGATATAGAAGACGGCGAGATAGAAGCGGCCTTAAACAAACTAATAGCAAGCAGCGAGACTTATGAAGAGGCTTTCGATAAGCTTTACGAGCTTTACGATCTACCCTTTGAGAAGCTTGAGCCCTTGATGTTTAAAGCCGTGGCCAATGCCCAGATGTTAGGATATCTGGATGAAATTTAGTTTTTTCGAGGAGCCTACGGCGGTTTATGAATATTTAAAGAGCAAAAAGCCGGAGATCCATTTCGATTACGACGAGATCATGCATGATGCGCATAAAAAGGCTTTTACCGTCGCAAAGATGATGAATTTGGATCTTCTTAAAGATACGCAGGCTTCGCTCACCAAGGCTTTTAAAGAGGGCGTCGGGTTTGACGAGTGGAAAAAGAGCGTAAAGCCTATGCTTGCAAAGAAAGGCTGGCTAGGAAATATCAAGGTAAAAGACCCAAAGACCGGCGAAGAAAAAGAAATTTACGTAGGCAATAGGCGGCTAAGGACTATATTTAATACCAACATGAGAACGGCTTACGCCAAGGCTAGGTATGAAAGCCAGATGCAAAGCCTAGGCGAATACTTCCGCTATACCGCCGTGCTAGACGGCAGGACCAGAGAAGCCCACAGGAAGCTTCACGGCAAGACCCTGCCCAAGACGGATAAATTTTGGGATACCAATTATCCGCCAAACGGCTGGGGGTGCAGGTGCAAGGTGCAGGTGCTTACAGAGGCAGAATGCGTAGCTAGAGGTATCGTACCGCTTGCGGACGGCTCTTTTTTGCCCCAGGCTGCAGAAAAAGACTTCAAATACAATCCGGGCAAGGTCGATAAAACGGATGAAATTTTAAAAGACAAGCAAGATAAGGTTTTAGATGTCGTTACGTCAAGTCTTGCAAAGAAAAATTTAAAACAATCCCTAGATAGCTTCGAGCATGAGCGAGACGTTTACGTTTGGCAAAAAAGCTTAGATGACGCAGTAGACGAGCTTTTGGTAAAGAAGAATTTAAAAGCTCCGATAGTCGCCTTTGCACTCGGAAAACTAGGTAAAGACGTTATAAAAAAGAGCGAAAAACTGCTAGGCGTCAAAATAGAGACCGAGTATATAGCAGGGGACAAACACGGCATACTCCACATCAGACCTGAGCGCAAAGGGCAATACGGGCAAGATTTGCGAATAGAAGAGATAAAAAAGATAGTAAAAATTTTAGCCGACGATAAAACTCCCGTAAGCGTAGATACCGTGAATAAAAACATCGTATTTTGGTTTGAGGATGAAAAAGATGCGAGCAAGATAAACAAGATCGTCATAGACCTAAACTACAAACTGAAGAAATTCGGGCTTACCAATTATATGGCGACGGCAAGCAAAGTAGATAAGACAAATGAGAAAGAAGCGCAATTTATTAAAATCAGATGACGGCGGGAGTTGCACCCGCAATACAGGTCCGATCTCGCGAGGCGAGCACCTATCGACTACTACGTTGCGATCATCAATCATCTGATTATCGTCTATTATACCACTTTCAAGGAATAAAGGCAAATGATAGAAGTTAAAGGCCTAGAAGAGCTGCAAACTAAGCTAAAATCTCTGCAAAATATCGACAAAAAAACCAAGCCGCTAATGCAAACGCTAGGCAATATCTTACAAAACGAAATAGAAGCCAGTTTTGAGAACGAAAGCAGTCCGTTCGGACAAAAATGGCAAGCTTTGAAACCTAGTACGATTAGGCAAAAACAAAAACTAGGAAAGTCCTCTAATATTTTAAGATCGGACGGAAATTTGGCGGATAAATGGATAGTTAAAGCAGACGACAAGAGAACTACGGTATCTAATAATACGAATAAAAACGGCTTTGCTTACGGGCTAGTTCATCAATTCGGTACCAATAAAGCGGGCCGAAGCAAAAGCGTAAGAATCGCGGCTCGCCCGTTCTTGCCGGTAGATAAAGGCGGCAAATTGCCGGATAAAACCGAAGAAGTCGTAAAAAAAGTAGCTATAAATTTCGTAAAGGATAGCTTTAAGTAGTAGTCTAGTTTCTTCTCTTTTTTCTAAATTCCCAAGGCGGAGTCGGGCTATCTTCTTGCCAAAGGCCTAGCTTTGCATTTCTAGCATACGCTTCATCATTCGCATACTCCTTGGAATACTTCCTAAAAGCCCAAGCATAGCCGTTCTTTACCATAAATTGATTCACGTCTTCGCCGTCAAGGAGTATCTTTGCGATAGTCCTTTGGTATCTGTCTTTCGTATCGCCGACTACGGTCACGGTCTTGCCCGCTATTTTACCCTCCAGAGCTTGTTTGCATAAACGCGAGAAAGGTTGCTTCTTTTCCGGGGCGTCTATGCCGTGAAGCCTTATCTTTATCTCTTGCTTATCCGCAGTCAAGACTTTTATCGTGTCGCCGTCTGAAATTTTTACCACTTTTGCCTCATAGTCCGCAAAGGCGCAAGCAAATAGCAGGCTCGCAAATATTAGCAATTTAAGCATTTTAAAGGCCTTTTTAGGGCGCATTATAGTTTCTTGGGAGTATTTTGTCAAAAAAGGGTTAAAGGCGGAAGTATCTACGGGTTAAATTTTAAAGAAAAGCGTAGGAAAGAGAGCACACTTACTCGAACAAACTAGGCTCTCTTATCTCTTTGGTTATAGCGCAAACGCTATTATAGCTCAGATTATGTTTTGCGGCGATCTCGCGAATGACGATAGGGCTTGGTTTACCTAACTTTATGCTTTCTTCGTACTCTTTGAGTATATCGTAGTTTCTAAACGTACCTTTGTAGCTGGGTACGTAAATATTTGCTCCGCCGTATTCTTTGATGATATCGGCCATGCTTTCGCTCTCTTTGACGCGGTTGTAGAACTCGGCGAATAGATCGAAGCTATTTATCATTTGTAGTATTTGTCTTTCATTTGAATAAGGGCTTGCACGACGTCGGTGGCATCGCTCCTCGATAGAAATTTAAGATGCAAAGGCCTGATTTTAACTATCCTAAAGATGAACTCTCTTAGGGCCATGCCCGTTTTTACGTTGGCTATCTCTTCCCAGATGCCGGCGATAGTCTCAAGCTGCTTTTTGGTGGCGTATAGGCTGCCTTTAGCGGGCGTTAGATCTTCACCGGCTACAAAAGATGAACTAGGCGTTTTGCTTGTTTTGGTTTTACGAGTAGATTTTTTAAAATTTGCGCCTTTATGGGGCTTATATCCCACGACCTCTAGCACGGCCCTAAGCTCCTCTATACTTAGCTCTTTTAGGCTATCTTTGCCGAATTGCGCTTGTAAATATGTCTTTCTGCATTCGTCGTCCACGAAATAGTTGTGCTTCAATGTTTGTATCATTTTTATATAGTGTTTTTTTAGCTCGCTCGTATTCATCTCAAACCGCCAAATTTAAGGTATTTTCACCCATAGTTGTAATAGTTGTATCGGTTGTAGTCTCCGCTTTACAACTATATATCACGCTCTTGCCCGTTTTACGGCTAAACCATAGCTTGCCGTCGAATTTATCGAGGCAATCCCTAGCCGTTCTATCGTCTTTTTCGTAATTCATGGCGTTTAGCAGCTCGGTCTTGTTTAGATCTCCGCCGGCTAGTATCTTTTGCGCTAGAGTAGTAAAATTTAGCTCGTATTCGCTCATTCTAGCTACTTCCACGTCAAGCTCGTTTAGTTCTAAATTTAGCGTTTTTACGCAAAAACCGCTATCTTTTACCCCGGCTCTTTCTTTGGCTACTTCAAGTAAGAAATTTAACTCGTTTTCCTTGCTGGGGCGTTTTAGTAGATGATACATAACGTCGAGAGAATTCCTTATATGGTTACTGCCTTGATAGTTTTTGCCGTCTTTGTTAGAGTGATGCAGGATGATCACGGTGGCTCCCGCTTCGCGCAAATTCTTAAGCGCGCCAAATAGTCTATTTATGCGGTTGTCGTTGCTGATGTCTACGAAATCCCGCAAGCTATCTAGGATAAAAACGCAATCTTTATAGGCTTTGCCTACGGCGTTTTCCTCGAGCTTTAGAACAAGCTCAAATCCGCAAAGCTCTAGCGCGCTGCGCTGTATATAGTTCATATTCTCGTAGCTTTCTATAAGTAGCCTATCTACGCCGCGCTGCTTGAGTACGCCTACGGGGTTGTCGTAGTCTATGAAAAATACCCTTTGACCCTCTTCGCAAAGTCTTTTAGCTAGCGCAAAGGCCATGTAGCTTTTACCCGTGCCGCCGTCCGCGTAGATCAGCGTGATTAGCTGCTTTACTAAAAAGCCCTCTATCAAAAACTCGACCTTTTCGTTAAAATTATCTTTGGTTAAGCTGGAGTTTTTTAAAAACTCGAAAATTTCGCTCATATATTTCCTTTATATACCGACTTGCCGCTTTCTAGATCGGCGATTATATGCTTTCTTATGCGTTCAAAACCTAGCCTTATGGATGGATCTTTGGCGCGATTTTCAAAGCTGCCGTTACTTGGCTCCTCGTAGGGCTTCTTTTCTTCTTGCATGGCTTTACCGTCGCGCGGCAGGCGGTATATTACCTCGCAGTCTATCTCGCGAAAAATAATGCCCGCTTCCTTGATCGCGGCAAGGTTATCCGCCCAAAACTCCCTGAGCTTTGCTTTGATTTTCTCTTTGCTCATCTCAAAGATCTGTTTTGCGGCGGGGTGCGAAAAGACGAAATGCAAATTTATACCGTTTATCTTTGCCCATTTTAAAAGCTTAGCATCGATGATCCCCTCTATGCCGTATTTGGCTAGTCTTTGGACGAGCTGGTATTTTGCGATACCGGGAGCGGGTTCAGACATTTGCATCCTTTAGATATACGAAATTTCTAGGTGCCGTTTTTACTCCGAAATATCTTATGTTTTGAGGTTTTTTGTATCTGATCGGCTCTTCTAAAAAATACCAAGAAGCATATTTTTTGTCCTTAAAATATTCGTCGAATTCTTCTTTGGTGATTCCAGAGCAGTCCAAATAGCAAGCCCACACCGCTTCTTTGTTTTCGCATCTATCGGCTCTTTTTACTTTTACCTCGCCGACTACCTTTTTTATCGGCGCCGTGGCGTACAAAAATATCCTGTCGTTAGCGACGGACGCTAACGCCTTTCTGTATTCTACTCGTTTTGTGCCGTCGAGTATCATGTCTGCAAATTTGGGCTTTACGGATAATAAAATAGCCATTGTTTTTCCTTAAATTTAAACCTTTTAAAAAGCCTTTAATGTCGTTTAAAAGGCTTTTTAAAGGGCTTAAAGCCCTTTAACGCGAATTCTTAGCTTCGCTCGTCTTACGAATCTAGGCAAAAGCCTATTTTTATCGTCCCTTAAGCCCTTAAAGTTGTGCCACAGGCCTTGAAATACGCTTTCTTTCATTTCCCTACCTCCAAACTCTCTATTTTCGGCACTATGCGGAAGCTATCTTTTACCGTTCTTGTAAGTCCTAGCTTCACGAGATCTTCATCTTTTAGCTCCGCTAGAGCGTCTTTATTGGGCTTTTCCTCGTATATGATGCACTCTTTGGCTAGCCCGTAGCTTTTGATCGCCTTTAGCAGGCTTTCTACTTTAGCTTTTATGCGAGGCAAGCTTACGCTTTTGGTTAGGCGGTAACCGATCTCGCCGAAGGTAAATTCTTTCGAGCGTTTTTCGGCAAATTCGTGCTTATTTTCCTCACAAAAAAACGTGATTTGCTGCTCGATATAGTTTTTCTCGCTCTCCAGTCTCTCTACTTCGGCCTTTCTGCTTTCTTTTATGCGGTTGCACTC